TTCCACTATTGGGCCTATTTGGGGGCGAACCCCGTATTTCGACCTACCTATATCTTATCAGCTATATCGGGTCGAGATTGGACCCCCACCCCCCGGAGTGCAGGCACCGTCCCCATACCAAGTTTCGGAGGGAGGCGAACAGCCTCGCCCACATGAGACCCGTCGGGACGTGAATCGCACGTATGTTCTGTGGGTACAAACCTGTGGGAAATGTGGCCGGGACGTAGGGCAGGCTGAGTGATCGTTAGGATACGAACACCTGTTGGGATGGGGCGGGGGGGGCAGGGTGGCCCCCCCTAGGAGGGTCTCCTGGACGGTGATTTCCTGTGGGGAAGTAGTAGTATCCAACAGGCCTTATAGGAATCCGACCCGAACCGTGGAGAGATTACCCAGGGGGGCGCCAGGGTGCCCCCCCTGCCCCCCCTAGATCAGGGCCGCCACCGATCCCGCCAGCCTCGCCCGCAAACTCCTTCCCGAGCGCCATCAACATGTCCAGTGCTTGGATCCAGGAACGGGCGCTGCGGACGGCTCAAACTTGTCCTTCCGCTGCTTGCGTGCGGGAGGGGGTTCCTGAGGCGAGCAGGGCGATGGATTTCGATCGGCGTGGCGCCCCAGCAGAGCCCGGTCGTGTGCGTCCTACGCCAGGGCGAGACCGTCCGCCCCCCCTGGCCTCCAGCTTTGAGCCACCTCCTTCTGTCTGGCGCTGGGACGTTCCTCCTGCGCCAGGGGAGATAATCCCGCACGATCCACCGATTGGGCGACGATCTGACCAGCGATGTCCCACACTATCGGCGGTGGATGAGGCCGGCTCGACGGATCGTCGGCCAAACACCATGATCCCCCGCCAATTTCAGTCGCAGCAGGTTTTGCGGTGTGCTTCGAGCCCGACATGCACCTCGTTTGATGGTCATCCCACTGGATTTGGGCGACGAATTTCGGGGGGGGTCGCACCGCATATACGCCAGGCCGACCACCGCCGGGACCTCGAATCGGCAGGACACCCGGCCATTCCGGGCGCTGAACCAAAGGCTCCGGCTTCGACGGATCGTGGCACCACGCCCACAGCAGGCGCTGGGCGAAAGCCCTTGCAACGCCGAGTCGCCTTGCAGGTAGGCGACGGCGCGTAGGTCGGTCCTGGGGCGCAGATCACTCGCCGTCATCCGGTAGCTGAACTCGTTGATCCTCCGCTTCGTCCTCCGCCGAGCCTCGTTCGTCGTCGACAGCGTGCTGCCTGACCAGGCACTGCGCAGTGCGGCTGGTCTGTGCGTCGTATCCCATGGCGGTGGGCCTGATCGTTGATCAGCTTGCCCTCGTCGACCTGTGGAAGTTCAGTCCGTGCGAACGCCCGCCGCTTCTCCTTACTTCTTCGAACTTCGGGTCCGCATCGTCGCTTCGGCTAGCAATGTCGTAGATACGCCTCGTTGGATCCCCCGCCCCCGAGCCGATGTCGAGGCCCGACCTTGCAGTGTCCCTTGCGCTGGCCCTGCGGCGGGTCACGCCGCTCGGTGCGCCCGCATCTACCGAGGACTTCTTCGCGCCACTGTCCCCGACGAGCACGCGGAGCAGGTCGACACGTCCCGTCAGTCCCCGGATGATCGAGTTGGCAGTCGGTAAGCCGGGGCGGGATCGAGCCGTGGCGTTATAGTGCCGTCAGCCAGCCGCGGAGCATCGCATTCCGGCGACTGCCCCAATCGACCAGCGGCGGTCGGCAACTGCGTCTGCAGGGGCAGCTGCGTCCCAGAACTCTGCTGGATGGAGCAAACCTCGACTCCGTACGCTCGAGGCTCACTCACCCGTCTGCTCTCCTGTTTCGTCCCAACGGAGGGGGACAGGCGGCTTGGCACTCATCAACTCCGGCGGGATGTGCGACATCGCCGCTGCGATGTCCCCGCCGAAGTCCCGAGCGCAGATGTACTGGAAGCCGTTCATCGACCAGTGGCCGTCCGACGTCGGTTGGCCACAGCGTCGATCGACCATCCACTCCGGGCAGTTCTCCGACCACACGACGACGCAGCCGTTGCCCTGGGGGTGCAGGCTCAGGCTGGTGCCCCTGGTCTTGCCAGGGCGGGTCCAGCGCACCTCTCCGCCGAAGTCAGCCTGGACGGTGAAGCCGTCTGCCTCCAGTTCAGCGAACCAGTCGATGTTCGCCTTCATCCACGCCAGGGGGGCCGTCCTCGTCGACCAGGGCCGACGGGTGGCGCTCCAGGGAGATGCGCTGCGGACCGGCCAGCCACAACTCGATGACCCACGCCGGGAACGCTCCCGGCTCGGTGGACCACAGGTTGTTCGTCGTGCACACGTACGAGCCGATCTCGCCCGTCTCCGTGTCGATGAACACCGAGTCCGGCAGGACCACGTAGCCGCCCTCCCCACGGGTGTCGATGCCCCTGGGGAAGCCGTTGGCGGCGTTCAGGCGCAGGTCGGGATCGACCGCCCCGAAGATGTGGAATCCCTGCCGGGGCGTGCGGTGGATCGGCATGTAGCGCTGCCAGGCGCTGCCGTGGTCCCTGGTCAGCTGCTTCCAGGCCAGGACCCCGCCGTGCTTGGCGTCGACGTCCACGACGGCGATGTACCGGCCGTTGTCCTGCATCCCGCAGGCCAGGCCGATGTTGTACTCCGGGTCGATGTCGGACCACCACTGCTCGATTTGCTCGACGTCGCTGGTGGCGTCCTTGAAGCCGTGCAGCGTCGCCGGTTCCTTGGTGTTCGGCTTCAGTGGGAAGATCCGGTAGCCCATCTGTCCCAAGGCCAGGGCCAGGCGGAGGCGTTCGTTGGGCACCGGCGCCACGGCAGTCACGGCTCGCTGCGCCGTTCGATGCCGGTTGCGATGGCGTCGAATACCAGCTGTGGGTTGTTCTCCAGCCAGTTGTAGACGGCTTCGACGATGGCGTAATGGAGCAACGTCTCGTCGATCGGGAGCTTGCTGATATTGTTCATGATGTTCATGGTCCTTCCAGGGGACTGAATGAAGGGTCGGTGGCGTGAACCACCGGCCCTTCGCTTTTGATGGGGCGTGAGGACACTACTCCTCGTGGTGGGGTAGGTCGACCCTTGACATGGACCATATTACTACATATACTGTGCCCATGCCACGCAAAGCCAGCGTCCGGGGGTACCCCCGGCCAGCAAGCACCGCCGAAGGACCCCCGTGAACGTCGAGTCCAGCTGAACGTGTTGATGCCGCACTGGTATCGCGAACAGCTGTACGACTACTGCGACGAGCACGGCAAGTCGCTGCACTCCGTCGTCATCGGGGCGATGCTGGCGAAGATCCCGCCACGCAAGCCGCCGAAGGTCGGTGACTGGCCCCCGGAGACTACAAGTGGGGCTACGTCCCTCAACGAGTGAGATCGACGACGAGGCGGAAGGATGAGCGTCATCGTGGGAATCGATCCGGGCGTGACCGGCGGGCTCGCCGTCATTCACAAAGGCCGACTGAGCGGCGTCGAGCCAATGCCGGTCCACGACGGCCGGGCCGACGGGATGGGCATCGACGAGTTGCTCACCCTGTGGGAGCCGGACGCCGTCTACCTCGAAGACACCCAGCCGATGCCCAAGAACGGGAGCATCGCCAGCTTCAGCCTCGGGCTGAACACCGGGATCGTCATCGGTGCCGTGACCGCCAACCAGTTCCGCCTCGTGCGGGTCCGCCCGCAGGCGTGGAAGCGCAAGATGGGGCTGATCGGCAAGGACAAGTCGGCCAGCCGTGGCCTGGCGAGGGAGTTGTTCCCCGAGTTCGGTGACCGCTTCAAGCGGGTCAAGGACGACGGCCTGGCCGAGGCGTGCCTGATCGCTCGCTACGGGACGTTCAACGAGTTCGCTCAGTACAACGAGGGGCAGGGGGCATGACCGTCGAACTGTGGCGTGCCTGTCTGGCGCGCTTCGAGGCGTACGGCAATCGCAGCGAGCAGCTGATGGCCCGGATGCTGTTGACCCTCTGCCAGATCGACGATCCGATGGTCGTACGCATCTTCGACGCCTACGCCAGCGAGATCCTGGAGGCCGCACCGTGAACCGTGAAGAACTCGCGCAGCAGATGCGTGACGACCTGACCCAGCCGAAGCCGAGGACCCGGATGATCGACATCGAAAGGTTCTACGTGTTGTGCGCCCAGGCGGTGAAGACCTACGCGGTCGTGCTCGTCAGCCGTGGGGAGTTCGAGGATCGCTACCGCGAGGAGGATCTGTACCTGAAGCAGAAGCAGGGCATCCCCCTGGTCTACGGACCGTTCGCTGATGCGGGCTACCAGAACTTCATCCCGGTCAACGACAGCCCGTTCATGAACGACGGCGTCGAGATCGTCACCCTGTTCGAGGTGATCGGATGAGCGACACCTTCACCTGTGCGGTGTGCGGCGGGACCTTCGACAAGGGATGGTCTGACGAGGAGATGTTGGCCGAGGCGCGCCTCCACGGTTTCGACCTGGAGGGCGACAACGTCCTGGTCTGCGACGACTGCTTCGAGCCGGTCATGAGCGCCAACAACCATCCGATCGGAGAACGGCGATGAGCATGGACCTGGAAGATTTCGCAGACGAGCACGAGAACAAGGGCGACTACCGTCGGGCCAATGGCGCGCCGATGGTCAGCGACCCGGCAGACCCCACGAGGTGGCTGCGCTACTCACGACCGTCCAGCTACGCCAAGGTGCTCGACAACTCCTTCGCCCTCAATGACTGGAAGATCAACAAGGCCATGCTCGGTGTCGCCGGTTCCCCTGCCATGCAGGCGCAGCTGCTCTCCCTGAAGGACAGCGACAAGGACGGCTTCAAGACCATCCGGGAGAAGGCGCTCGACAAGGGCCAGGCGAACGAGGCAGCCGACACCGGCACGGCCCTGCACGCCATGACCGCCAGGGTCGAGGACACCAAGGACATGTTCAACATCCCGGACGAGTACGCCGACGATCTCGACGCCTACGTCCAGGCGCTGTGCACCTACGGGTTGGTCAGCGAGCACGTCGAGGTGCACATGTGCAACGACAGCTTCCGGGCTGCGGGCACGGCCGATCGCATCTACCGGACGTGCAAGCCGCTGACCGCTCCCGACGGCACGATCATCCCGGCAGGGGAACTCATCCTCGGGGACCTGAAGACCGGGCAGAAGCTCGACTTCAGCCTGCCCGGCTACTGCGTGCAGATGGCGATCTACGCCGACGGCGTGTTCTACGACGTCGAGACGAACCTGCGCCAGATCACTCCACCGATCCACCGGCACTGGACGATCCTCGTGCACCTGCCGGTGGGCAAGGCGAAGTGCCGGATGATCTGGTGCTCGGTGGACGTCGGCCTGAAGGGCGCACAGCTGTGCTACGAGGTCAAGGAATGGGACCGCAAGTGGAAGCGGGGCCAGGACATCGGCTACGACGAGCACCTCATCGAGGCGCCGCCGGAGATCGGCGGACTGGTCAACGTCAGTGACCCAGTCCCGGCCTACGACCCGGTGGACATGATGCCGATGGCCACCGTCTTCGAGCAGATGCACGCCTGGGCCAAGGAGCGCATCGCACAGATCGGCAAGTACCCCAAGGCCCGTGAGATGCTGATGCAGCGCTGGCCCGACGACCTGCCGAGTCCGAAGAAGATCCAGGACGATGACCAACTGACCACGCTGCTCGACCTGCTCGATCTGGTCGAGAAGCAGAATTCGCTCCCGTTCGTCCCCTCAGGGACCGCCAACGGGAAGCGCAAGAGCGAGTTGCCAATCAGCAACACGCACCACCACACCAAGGGAGCAAAGGAAGCATGAGCAACGAAGCAACGGATTTCCTCTTCGGAGGAAGCGGCAAGGCTGCGAAGTTCGAGGAGATCGGTGACACCGTCGAAGGGATCGTCACCAACGTCGAGAAGACCCAGCAGACCCACATGGAGACCCAGGAGCCGCTGACGTGGCCCGACGGCTCGCCCCGGTGGCAGCTGGTCGTCACCCTGCAGACCGAGGAGCACACCGACGACAACGACGATGGGCTGCGGCGCATCTTCGCCAAGGGCGGGCGCTACGAGGTGGCCGAGGGCACCGGCACGAGCATGAAGGACGCCATCGCTGATGCCGTCAAGAAGTCGGGGTCGAAGGACTTCGGTGAGGGGGGCTGGCTGAAGGTCGGCTACTCCGGTGTCGGCAAGAAGACGAACCGAGGGTTCTCGGCTCCGAAGCTGTTCCGGGCGCAGTACAAGGCGCCGACGTCCAGCATCGCCGCCAAGGACCTGTGGGACGAGAACGAATGACAGCCAAGCGCTTCGAGTTGCACCGCGACGTCGACATCACTGGCGTCAGTGGAACCGGTGTCGTAGCCGAGGGCATCCTGTTCTCGGACGACGTCGCCGTCCTCCACTGGGTCAGCCAGTGGCCGTCGTCAGTGGTGCATTACGAGAAGGGCATGGAGTCCGTCGAGCACGTCCACGGACACGGCGGTCACACCCGCATCGTCTGGCTCGATGACTGATGCCTGAGGGGGTGGTCATCCGGCGGCTGCAGCCATCGCTCCGGCTGGCCATCCCCATCAAGGACAAGCCGCGTAAGCCAGACAAGTGGCGAAGGTTGAAGGATTACCCGCCCCCCACGCCACAGCCGACTCCGTGTCGGCTGTGGCAGGGGGCGGTCGACAAGTACGGGTACGGCAAGAAGAAGGTCAAGTACTCAGCCTCCGGGCCGTGGGAGTCGGAGAAGATTCACCGCTGGGTGATGAACATGAGCCGTGAGGTTCGTCTCCGCCCGGACCAGGTGATCCTGCACCTGTGCGATCAGCCGCTGTGCTACCGGCTCGATCACCTGCGCGTCGGCACGATCCAGGAGAACAACGCCGACATGCTCGCCAAGGGGCGGGCCAGCAAGCCGCCGGTCAACATCCTCCTGGGCGAGAAGCACGGGATGTCGAAGCTGACCAAGGCGGCAGTGAAGCTGATGCGCGAGATGGACGAGGCTGGTGCCTCACAGGTCGAGATCGCTCGGGCCTTCGACGTCAGCAGGACCACCGTGCGGCGAGTGCTGCGCGGTCTGAGTTGGACGGAGGGCGATGTATCAAATGACGATGTTCCCGGACCTGGCCCCGGAGGAGGAAGTGATCCTGGGCAAGGAGCCGAAGGCCCGCCGGATCGTGCATGATCCAGCGATACGACTGTCAGTGCCTCTCCTGCCTGAGGCGTGGCGCAACATAGAGTTCGCCTATGGCGGTCAACCCCAACGACTTCCGTGTGCAACGAGTGCTCGACTGGCTGTGCACCCCGCCCGCCCACCGGGAGCCACGGACGCAGAACGACCTGGCCGAGGAACTCGGCATGGCTCCGGGGTGGGTCACCACGCTGAAGAACGACGGCTGGTTCCTGCGTCTGTGGGAGGACCGCTACCGCAAGGAAGTCGGCAACCCGGCCAAGATCCAAGAAGTGCTCCATGCCCTGCAGGAGACCGCCGCCGATCGCACCGATCCCCGACAGGTCCCGGCAGCCCGCGCCTACCTCGAAGCGCTCGACCTGATGAAGCCGCGCAAGGTCGACGTCACGGTCACCTCGACCGCGGCTAAGGCGTTGACGGATGAGCAGCTGACGGAGATGATCGCTGCGCGGGCAGCACAGGAACTGTTGGAGCGCCAGGAATCGTTGTGACCGTTCAGAGCGGGTACCAGCCGGGGACGGTCAGTCCGTCGTCACGACGCGCCGACTTCGATCTGCGTCGTCGGCTGACCAACCTCGAAGAGATCGTTGCCGATATCGAAACTGGCGGCGGCGGAACCGGCGGGCCGGTCAGCTACGTGCACAACCAAGCCACCGTGTCCGCGACATGGTCGATTGCTCACGGGCTCGGCTGGTACCCCAACGTCACGGTCATCGACTCGGCTGGGACCACGGTGGAAGGTGACATCACCCACACCAACAGCAACCTGCTGACGATCCACTTCAGCGGAGCCTTCACCGGCGTCGCCTACCTCAGCTAGGAGCCCCCGTGGCACGCAGCTTCCTGACCGCGATCAACCTCAACAAGAACGAGTTGCAGAACGCCGCGGTGCAGAACCTCGGTGCCGCACCTGCCTCGCCGGTGAAGGGCCAGCTGTACTTCAACTCGACGGGTGGGGACAACACCCTGTACTGGTGGGACGGGACGTCATGGATCCCGGCCAAGGCCACCGGTGGAGCGTTCCCCGGCTACGGATCGGTCCCGGCGGAGACGACGTTCGGGATCACCAAGAACGACGGCGCAGCGACGACGGTGGCCCGCTCCGATCACACCCACGGTTCTCCGCTGCACGACAACGCCGCGCACTCGGCCGTCAACCTCAACGCCTTGGCCGCACCCACCGGTGCAGTGAGCATGGGTGGCCAGCTGGTCACCAACGTGGCCACACCGGTCAGTCGGCACCGACGCAACGAACAAGACGTACGTCGACAACATGGCCGCTGGGTTGTCGTGGAAGGACGCCGTCCGGGTCACCGGCGGAACCGGGAACAACCTCGCCTTGTCGGGCCTCCTCACAGTTGACACCGTGACCCTGAGTGCCGGTGACCGTGTGCTCGCCATCGGCCAGACCACCGCTTCTCAGAACGGCATCTACATCGCCGCCGCTGGGGCGTGGACGAGGGCCACCGATGTTGACACCGGCCCCGAGATCGAAGGCATGGCTGTCTTCGTCATGGAAGGGTTGATATTCGCTGACACGGCCTGGGTGTGCACCACCAACGCGCCCGATCACGGTCGGCACCACCTCCTTGACCTTCGCCCAGTTCGCTGGTGGTGGGACCATCAATGCCGGTGCTGGCTGGTGCAGAACGGCACCAGCTTCGACGTGATCGCGGGCGATGCCTCTCTGGTGGTGTCGGCCAACTCGATCAGTCGTGGCGCGCTGACGGGCGACGTCACCGCATCCTTCGGATCCAACGCCACGACCATCGCTGATGGCGTCGTGACCAACGCCAAGTTGGCGTCGATGCCCGGCTCCCCGATGCTCAAGGGCCGAGCGACCGTCGGGGCCGGGGTCGTCGAAGACGTCAACATGGTCACGCTCCAGGGCATGGTGGCGAACTACCTGGGGCGCAAGTACCAGACGGTCGTCAGCGGGGGGGCGACGACGTTCACCGCGACGCACAACTTCAACTCCGTGTCCGTCGCCGTCGAGGTGTTCCGCAACAGCGCTCCGTTCGACACGATCGACTGCGACGTTGAGCGACCGACCAACAACACCGTGCTGCTGCGTTTCGCCACCGCACCATCGACGAACGAGTACGCCGTGGTGGTGCTCGGGTGAGTCGCAAGTTCCTCACTCCGATCGTCCTGCCCGCTGATCCAGCGGTGGCGATGGAGGCTGCCACCAAGCAGTACGTCGACTCCAAGGCGGGTGGCGGGTCCGAGGTGGAGATCGGTCCGAGCGACCCGATCGGCACGAACCCCTCGGCCGAACTCTGGTACGACGACGACGCCGTCGCTCCGCTGAACAGCGACATGCGTTGGTACACGTCGTGGGGTGTCATCGGTCAGGCCAAGATCACATCGCAGCAGACGGGAATCACGACCGTCGTAACCTTGACGGGGTCCACCATCACGGCGAGCCTGATCGCTGGACGGCGCTATCTGATCAGCGCCACCCTCGCCCCGGTCTTCACAACCGTCGACACCGTTGGGCTCGTGTACCTCCGTGCTGGCGGTTCGGCCATCCAGACGCGTGCCCTGTCCGGTGCAGTGATTGCCAACGTGTCCAACACGTGGGCGGTCACCACCACCTACGACGCAGCAGCCTCAGGTTCTGTGGCGTTTGACGTGGCGATGGCAAAGCAGGGTGGGGCAGGCACGGTTGGCAACTATGCCGATGGCGGGGTGGTCACCGTCGTCACGGTCGAAGACGTCGGCCCGACCGGTGGCACCAACGTCGTCCCCAGGAATCCGACCTGCGCTGGTTCAGCGCGTGGGGCATCGTCGCCAACGGCTCGTTGGTCTTCGGTGACGGGGTGCCACTGACCAACAACGCTGCGCTGACCAACCCGATCACCTTCCAGACCGTGGCTGGTCGGCGCTACCGCATCTACATGGTCATCCGAGCGGTGTCCAACGCCACGACCATCGGTGCGTGGTTCTCCTTCACGGTTGATGGCGGGATCATCACCGATCGCCATCGTCAGATCATCGCCAACACCAACTACAACGCGATCGACGGCGAGTGTCCCTACGTTGGTGACGGCAACTCGCACGTGTTCTCGACGCTGTGGAATGGCCCGACCGGTCCGGTTGCCTACGGCGGCGGTGGGCAGTTCTACATCGAGGACGTCGGCCCGGTCACCGGGGCGGCGATCATCCCGACTCCGGCGGTGACGCCGTGGACCGCGTTCCCGTTCACCGCTCCGTGGACGAACTACGACCCCGGTGGCACGTGGGCCAGATGTGAATACCGCAAGAACGGTGATCGGGTCGAGATGCGTGGGTTGGCCGCTGGTGGGACGATGGGCGGTTTCATCGGCACGTTGCCGGTTGGGTTCCGTCCTCCGGCCTACGTGATGTGGGCGACAGCAGGGTCGATCACGGTCGACTCGTTCTTCCGTCTCGATGTCCAGTCGGACGGTGTTCTTGTTGCCCGAGGAACAGCGGGCACCTTCGGATACCTCAGCCTGACCGGTTCGTTCTCGGTGACTCCCTGATGGGCGTCCTCTACGCCCGCACCGGTGGCAAGTGGGTGCCCGTCGCCCAGGGCAGCGCTGATCAGCGGTGGTTCAGCGCGTGGGGCATCATCGGTGTCGGCAGTTTCACGTTCGGGGACGCCGCTCCGTTCGCCAGCCCAGCGGCGCTGACCAACCCGTTGGTTGTGCAGACCGTGGCCGGTCGCCGGTACCGCGTTCGCATGGTGATCCGTGCCGTCTCGTCAGCGACGACGCAGGCCATCTACTGCATGTTGCAGTCCGATGGGGGGAACGTCGCTGACCGGTACTCGCAGATCATCAGCGTTGCCTACAACAAGATCGACGGCGACTGGATGTTCACCGGCGACGGAGCATCGCACAGCTACGTCGTCATGTTCACGGCAGCGGGCGGGTACCAGTGCACCGGCTACTCGTCGGGCGGCAACTACTACATCGAAGACCTCGGCCCGGTCACCGGTGCGTCGCTGATCCCCCCGGCTCCGGCGATCACGGCGTGGACGGCACCGACGCTGACCAACGGCTGGCAGAACGCGCCGGGTTGGCAGCCGATGCAGTACCGCATGTACGGCGACATGGTCCAACTCCGTGGACACATCTTCAACGGGACGGCCAACTCGAACGCGTTCCAGTTGCCGGTCGGGTACCGCCCGCCCGGCCTGATCCAGGTGCCGACGGGGACTGCAGTGGGCAGTGCCACGATCGGCACCGACGGGACGGTCCAGTCGAACGTGGCTGCGCACATCAGCGTGGTCACCCAGTTCTCGGTGAGCACGTAGGAGGATCATGAGCTTCAACACCATCAGCCAGTCGTCACGTGACGTTGCGCTGCAGGACCGGATCACCGCCGGAGCGATGCAGGAGGCGATCGAGTCCGTCGAGTTCGCTGCCACCGAGTTCGCGGAACAGGTGCGGGCCAACCCGATGATCGGGCTCAACCGGTTCCTGTGGCCGACGTGCACCGAGTACGAGGCCGAGTACGCCTCGGCCTTGGCTGCCGAGAACCCCAACCCAGGGGCCGATGAGGGCGTGATCACCGACGGCAACATCCGCTCCGTCATCCAGAAGTGGTGGCCGGTCGAGGCCGTCCGGGTGCCGCAGCAGCCGATCTTCCCGCTGCCCCAGCAGTGACCCTCGTCGACGAGTCTCAGATCACCTGGGACCAACTGCTCGAAGAACAGGAGTGGCGCAAGTGCTTCCCGCAGACGCGGGACGTCAGCAAGCTGCTCGAAGGCTTCACCTACTTCTGCGCCAACCACGTGTACATCAAGCATCCCGAGCGCGGGCGCATCAAGTTCGTGCTGTTCGAGGCGCAGCGGATGTCGGCCCACCTGTGGCTGAAGCGCCGCTACTCGATCATGCTGAAGGCTCGCCAGATCGGGTTCTCCACCCTCGTCAGCATCTTCTGCTTCTGGCTGTCGTTCGGCTACGAGGACCGCGTGATCATCATGCTCAGCCGCACCGAGCGCGATGCGATCAAGCTGTTGGCCAAGGCCAAGTACAGCTACCGGTTCCTGCCGGAGTGGATGAAGCTGCGTGGCCCGGTGATGAACGCGACGCAGACCAAGATCGAGTTCTCCAATGAGTCGTACATGGAGTCGCTACCTTCTGCGAGCGATCCTGCTCGCGGTGAGTCGGTGTATCTCGCGGTGATCGACGAGTTGGCCTACCTGCCGAACAGCGAGGAAGCGTGGGCCTCGATCGAGCCGGTGGCCGACGTCGGTGGCCGGGTGATCACCCTGTCCACGGCCAACGGCGAGGGCAACCTGTTCCACCAGTTGTGGGTCGGAGCGCGCTCGGGGACGAACCGCTTCGCCGCCATGTTCCATCCGTGGTGGGCCAACGGTCGCAGCCAGGCGTGGTACGAGGACAAGGTCCGCGACTTGCCGGAGTGGCAGATCGCCCAGGAGTATCCGTCCGACGAAGAGGAGGCGTTCCTCAAGTCGGGACGCCCGGTGTTCTCCATCGAGGTGCTGCGCAAGCAGGTCGTCACCGACCCGATCGCTGAGGGGTTCTTCAACGAGCACCGCGGGCTGTCGTTCCAGCCGGATCACAACGGTCCGCTGAAGGTATGGGAGTTCCCGACCGAGATCGGTCGCTACGTCATCGGCGGGGACCCGGCGCAGGGCATGGAACACGGCGACTTCTCCTCGATCCACGTGATCAACGCCCGTGATGGCGAGGTGGTCGCTCACTGGCACGGGCGGATCGACCCCGACCTGCTCGGCACGCACGTCCTCGCCCCGCTCGGGCGGCTGTACAACAACGCCCTGATCGCCGTCGAGTCGAACAACCACGGCCTGGCGACGCTGAAGGCACTGCACCGCGAGCGCTACCACCCGCTGTACATGCAGCGATCGCCGCGCTACAAGAAATCGGTGCCGACCGACATCCTCGGATGGCGCACGACGCAGATCACCAAGCCGCTGGCCATCGACGAGTTGAACATGGCCCTGCGCGAGGGGTCGGTGAAGCTCCACGACAAGGCAACGGTGGCGGAACTGCGCGGCTTCGTGCGTGATGACGCCGGAAAGTTGAAGGGCTCACCGTTCGACGACCGGGTGATCAGCCTGGCGATCGCCGGACAGATGCTGAAGCACGTCTGGCTCGCGGAGTACGACCCGAAGAAGGAGCCAGGGCCGGGAACGATGGGCTATTTCGAGCGAATCCTGTACAACGACGACCCTCTGGCGGAGTTGCACGGGACAAGTACTGTTGGCAAGCGCGAGCCGTTCGGCGCGCCGTGGGTCAGAAAGCAGGTGGCCGGTGGCTACAGGGACAAGACGGCTTGACCGGCAGCGCAAGACCCGCCGGGCCCACGTTCGGAAGAACTCGCGGTGGTATCGCCGGGGTTATGCCGTCCTGCCGCACGAGGTGTGGGGCGATACGCAGAGGCCACCGTCGACCGGAGGCATCAGCCCGCCTGCGACCGGCGCGCAAGCAGGCATCCCCGGTACGTGGACGCCAGCTGGAAGCCAGCCACCGGCCACGGTCGCCAACCTGCAGGGCGGCATCCCCTGTCACCGTTGTGGCCAGCCCCCTGACGGCCTGGACGTCCGGTCAGTACGTGCAGACCCGCACCGCTGGGCTCCTGGTCGAGCGACGTGGACCGGATCGGGCTGGGTCGGTGGTGCCGCTCCGCTGGATGACGACGATCACGTCGCCAACCCGCAGAACTTCACCATCTCCGACCTGCAGGCGTGGGTCGACGAGCACCCCGATCTGGCGACGAGGTGCTGACCAACGAGTTGTCGCGGCCCACCCCGCGGGTCACCCTGGTGGACTGGCTGGAGGGCTTCATCTCTCACCGCGACGACGGCACGATCCCCTGATGGTCTGCCCGGAGTGCGAGAAGCGCAGCGTCTCGGGCCATCTGGCGACCTGCTATCCCTGCCACGTCCGCTCGATCGGCTTCACCTACCGGGGCGGTGGGTTCCAGGCCGGGCGCTCGAACTTCAAGGCACGGACCAACGCCGAGTTCCTCGCTGAGCACGTCGGTGAGGTGCGAGGGAACCCGAACATCGAGAAGGTCTGATGCTCCAGCGCGAACTGCTGTCGTACTACCGCGACGAAATCCGCCGGTCGAAGCGGTGGCGCAGTGACAACTACGACGACGACTGGCAGCGGTACTGCGACATGTACCGCGGGCGGCACTACAGCCGCAAGGACTCCAACGATCAGCTGATCATCAACCTGGTCTTCTCGACGATCAACACCATCGCTCCGTCGGTGGCGGTGAACAACCCGAAGTTCGTCGTCAACGCCCGCAAGGCGGAGAAGGCACCGCACGCGATCATCACCGAAGAGGTCCTCAACTACCTGTGGAGGACGTACCAGTACCAGCCGGAGTTCCGCTTGGCGGTCAACGACTGGTTGGTCGTCGGGCACGGGTGGGTCAAGACGGGCTACAAGTTCGTCAAGCCACCCGAGGAGAAGAAGACCGACCCTCCGTCGACGTCGGGGCCGACGGACTCGGGTGCAGACGTCGGGATCGACGACCGCGAAGACATCGACGGCAACGTCGAGTCGGAGATGTACGTCTACGACGACCGTCCGTTCATCGAACGGATGAGTCCCTTCGACATGTTCGTCGATCCCGATGCTCGCCACCCGAAGGAGATGTGCTGGATCGCCCAGCGGGTGTGGCGTCCGGTGCAGAACATCCGGGTCGACAGCCGCTACTCGGCCAGCGCACGACAGAAGGTCAACGGTGCCAGCCAGTCGCGGTGGATGGCCGGTGACGGCGACAGCGATGCGCGCACCGAGCAGCCCGACCACGGCTCACGCCAGTACGCCGAGGTGATCGAGTTCTACGACATCGTCCGCGGCAAGGTCTCCACGTTCGCCCTCGACAGCGAGGACACCGACGGCTCCGGTGGGTTCCTGATCAAGCCGAAGGAGATGCCCTACGCCTTCGGCCACCCGTTCGTCATGCTCCGTGGCTACGAGGTGATCGACAGCTTCTACACGCTGGGCGACGTGGCGCAGATCGAGTCGCTGCAGCTGGAGTTGAACGAGACCCGCAACCAGATGATGAACCACCGCAAGCGCTTCCAGCGCAAGTGGTTGTACGAGCGGGATGCGTTCGACCGACAGGGCGTGCTGGCCCTGGAGTCGGACATCGACAACACGATGATCCCCGTCACCTCCGACGGGAACCCGGCCAGCGTCATCGCCCCGCTCCCGGCGGTCATCACGCCGACGGACTTCTACGACCAGTCCGCGATGATCACCAACGACATCGACAGGGTCAGGGCGTCTCCGACTACCAGCGCGGCGCGGCGCAGACCAGCGTCAAGCGCACCGCCACCGAGGCAGCGATGATCCAGGACGCGGCGAACAGCCGTGCGCAGGATCGCCTGGCCAAGATCGAGACGGTCCTGGCGGAGATCGGTGAGCGGATCATCGGCCTGATGCAGCAGTTCATGACCGGCGAGCAGGTCGCCCGTGTCGTGACCATGCCGGGCAAGATTTGGGTGCCGTACGACAAGGACTACTTGTCCGGCGACTTCGACTTCGAGGTTGCTGCGGGTCGACCGAGCCGCAGAACGAGACCTTCCGTCGTCAGTCGGCCCTGCAGCTGGTCGATGCGTCGATGCCGTTCCTGCAGATGGGCGTGGCCAACCCGCTCGGGCTGTACATGTACGTCCTGCAGAAGGGCTTCGGGGTCAAGGACGTCGGTCCGCTGGTCATGCGTCCCGAGCAGGCACCACCGGCGAGGGTGACCCGAACGCGCAGGCGATGCAGCCGCCGCCGGGCGAGGAGCAGGGCGGACCGCCGATGAACTCCCCGACGCAGAACCCAGGTGATGCGCCAGGGCAGTTCCCGCCGGGCGAGGTGCCTCCGCCAGGCCCGACACCGATGGATCAGATGCAGCAGGCGATGCCCCGCAGGGGATGCCGCCGGGGATGATGCCGCCGCAGGCTGGTCCCGCCACCTGAGCAGGATCCGATGGCCATGCTGATGCAGATGCTCGGACAGCAGGGTCAGGGACCGCCGCCGGCGGACCCGAGCAGCTGCCGCCGGAGTTGCTGGCGCAGCTGATGAATCCACAAGGGACAGTAGGAGCACAACATGGCGAAGCCAGTGGGCAAGGTCAACCGAACCTCGTGAGGAACTCGACCGATAGGCGGGGGTACACCTCGCGGGCCGAACGCACTCCGGCAGTGACCAAGCGCGAACAGACGCGCGCCGTCTCCGACACCGTGTCGTCGATGCCCCGCAAGATCGCTGCCAAGGGCAAGGTGAAGTAGCCGCCATCTGTTCCATCCCTCGTGCGTGTGATTAACTTCCGAGTCAGTCACAGGAGCACGCCAGGAGGAACTCCGTGTCGGAAGTAGACGCCCTAGAAGGGCAGCCTGCTGAAGTCGATCCCGAACTCGGGGACATCGCATCAGCCGGGGAGGTAATCGACGGGACCGAAGACGCCCCGCCGCCTCGCCAATACCTCGAAGTCGACGATCCTGACAACCGCTGGGTGCGGACCAAGGTCAACGGCGAAGAGATCGAAGTGCCGTTCAGCGAAGCGCTGCGTGGATACAGCCGGGAAGCCGACTACACGCAGAAGGCGCAGACGGTTGCCGAGTTGCGTCGGCAAGCGGAGTACGGAATCCAGCTGCAGCAAGCGCTGCAGACGGACCCCGCCCTCACGCTGCAAATCCTGGCGCAGCAGTACCAGTTGGATCAGCAGAGACAGCAGGCCACCCCGGAGCCGGAGCCTGAGTTCGATGATCCCCTGGAACGGCAGCTGTACGAGGAACGCCAGGCGCGTATCGCCCTGGAGCAGCGCTTCGAGCAGCGCGAGTCGGACAGGGCGTTGGAGATGGCGGTCGGGAACCTCCGCAACCAGTACGCACTGAATGACGATGATCTCCGTTTGGTCGTCGGCACCGCGATGCAGGCCAACCTGGGGCTCGATGCCCTACCGATGGTCTGGAAGACGATCGCCTTCGACCGCATCCAGGCATCTGTCGCTGCCCACCAGCAGCGCCAGGCAGCAGAGAACGCTCAGCGAACGCAGGCCAAGACGGCGGCAACGCAGACGGTCTCGTCGGGGCGAGGTGCCCCGGACAGAGACATCGTCCCTCAGAAGGCGGCTGGACCGATCACACTCCGCCAAGCCGCCGAGCAAGCATGGAAAGACCTCGGCGGCACCTGACCTGAGAAAGGTGCCCCGTGGCAATCGCCTCGAACCTTCCGCCCACGTGGGACAGCTTGCTGTCGACCACGATGAACAACTACCGCAAGCAGCTGACGGACAACATCTTCGGATCACGCCCGCTGCTGGAGTACCTCCAGTCCAATGGCCGTGTCCGCACGGTTGACGGCGGCATCCAGATCGTCGAGCCGCTGCTCATCGGTCCCGGTGAGGCCGACTCGTACGGTCCCTGGAGCCAGATCGCGGTGAACCCGGTCGGCGGGATCACCGCCGCCACGTATCCGTGGCGCCAGCTGTACGCCACGATCATCATCTCCGGCCTCGAAGAGGCGCAGAACAACGGCAAGGAGCAGATGATCAACCTGCTCGACGCCAAGGTGATGCAGGCCGAGCAGACGCTGAAGGACATCCTCGTGCGGATGATCTACGGCACCCGTGGAGCGCAGGCCAAGACGACGGACTTCGATCCGTTGACCACCCTGATCGACGCCACGCTCGCCGCTGGCGGGATCACCCCGGCTGCCGCTCCGGCCCCGGAGAACCTGTGGCGCTCGCCCACCTACAACGCCACGACGGGGACCGGCACCGACGCCAAGGGTGCGGCCATCTCCGGCCTGCCGTTCGGTGCGACGATCGCCGGGGACGACCTGGAGTCGATCCTGCGGCGCATGTACCTGTTGGCCAGCGATGGCGGCTCGGACCACGTCGATGCGATCTTCGCCTCGTCCGACGTCTACGAGATGTACGAGGGCAGCCTCACCCCGCAGGTGCGCTACACCGATACGAGCAAGGCCAACCTCGGGTTCCAGAACCTGATGTTCAAGAACGTGCCGATCTACTACGACCCGGATGCTCCGGTGGGTGGGGCGCTCGGCCTGAACTCGAAGTACGTCGGCCTGGCGATCCACTCGGACCGCAACTTCAAGCAGTCCCCGTTCACTGCCAACCTGTCCGGCACGGTCGCCCCTGGCGCTGCGTCGGCTGCTCCCTGGCATCGTCCCCGGTGCGCCTGCGGCGAACACGATGGACGCCCGCGTGTCGTTCATCACGACCTACGGCAACACCACGACGCGCGAGCGTCGCCGCAACTTCAAGCTGTCGGGCGTCGTCCCGACCCCCTGAGGACCAAGATGGAGGGGCCCCAATTATGCGAATAATTGGGGCCCCGACTCAGGAGGCGTCGTGTCGAACAGCAAGGACTTCTCGTACATCAAGCCAGCACTGGCCAACGGCACGAACGTGATGTTGCAGCACGCCTGGAAGGGCGAGCCTGCGCAAGCAACGGGCCGGGCGGAGAGCCCCGGTGAGAACATCCAGCCCGCCGGGCTGTGGTCGACGGCGCCGTACGTCGACCCGACGCAGACGCCGAAGGCTCCGCGCAAGGCGCACTGCAGCGGCAAGGGCGGGACCTGCAAGGCGCACGTGATCCACGACCTTGGACTGTGCGTGTTCCATGCCCGACAGGCAGGCGTGTACGACGCCTGGGCCGAGAAGGAGGTGGCGTCATCGACGTTGCAGGGCTGAGAACCTACGTCCGCGACCATCTCGAACTCGACGAGACGGACCTGCCCGACCGGTTGCTGAACGTCTACCTCCAGGAAGCGTTCGACAGGACGATGGCCTTCTCCAACGAGTGGCCGCGCAACGAGACCACATGGACCATCGCCAAGGTGCCGGGGGCGTTGTCGCTCACCCTGCCCGCGGACGTCAACGTCCCCGGCATCTTGTCGGTGGTCGACGTGGAGCGGGGCTACAAGCTGGTGTCGGTCGTCCACGAGAACGCCGAGAACTCGTTCGGCACGACCACCATCGGCGGCACGACGCCGCTGTACTACTCGCTGTGGGGCGGGCAGATGTTCCTGTGGCCTCGCCTGTCCGATGACGCCGAAGTCCAGCTGATCCTGCGCGGCTACCGCCAGCCGGTGTGGGACAACGGCGCCTCGTCCATCCCCGACCTCGATCCACGGCTGCACGTCACCTTGTGCTACTTCGCGATGGCTCTCGTCCACGCCCAGCAGGAGGACGAGGTGATGGAGGGCGTGTACATGTCTCGCTGGCAGCGTGACCTGACGCAGCAGCTGCGCACGATCATGCAGCCGGTCGGCAACAAGCCGCTCGTCATGCACGGCGGCGCCGTGCCCGGCGGCATGAACACCTTCGTGGTGATCCCGCCGAGCCCATGAGCGCCAACCGTCTCCAACCCGCGTCGCTGACGACGTTCACCGGTGGCATCAACCTGCGACGCTCGCAGTTCCAGCTGGAGCCGAGCGAGTCACCGGACCTGCTCAACGTCGACGTCGATCCACGCGGCGGGTTCGTCACCCGGCGGGGATGGCGGCGGTGGAATGACACCGACATCGTCGATGTCTCCAGCCCGACGGTCGACTTCATCCCGCGCAACGCCTTCTCCCACGTACGTACCGGCGGGCAGGTCATCTACGTCACGTACAACAACAACCTGTACCGCTCCGATCAGAGCAGGGTGTTCTCCCAGGTGCTGACGGGGACGTGCCTGGCCGACCCGCACCTCGCTGACTTCGCCGTGTGGGGCGACCAGTTCTACGTGGTGCAGGGCTACGCCAACGCGCCGGTGCGCTTCGAGGCCAACCTGTCGATGACCCAGCTGACGACGACGCCGTTCTCCGAGGTTGACGCGCCGACGGCCAACGTGATGCCTGCGGCCCAGCACATCCGTGGTCACGCCGGATACATGTTCGTCGGCAACACCTTCGAGGGCGGGGCCAACCACCCCAACCGCGTCCGCTGGTCGCACCCCAACCGGCCCGACTCCTGGCGCGCCGACGACTTCCTCGACATCGAGATCGGTGGCGGGAAGATCACCGGGATGCTGTCGTTCCGCGACCACCTGTTGATCTTCAAGAACAACAGCCTGTGGGCGCTGTACGGCTACGACGATTCGTCGTGGCAGCTGATCAAGATCTCCGCCTGGATCGGTGCACCGACGCCGACAGCGATCACCGCGTCGGAGACGGCGGTGTATTTCTATTCGGCCAACGACATCGGCGGGGTCTACGGATACACGGGTGAGGCGCCGACCTACCTGTCCGAGGCACTGCAGCCTGCCTTCGAGGAGATCACCGCGTTCGACAACGTGTTCGTCTCGTGGGCCGGGCGACGGTTGTGGGTCAGCGTGCCGTGGATCAAGCAGACCGTGCTGGAGCGTCTGCCGGTCGGGACGTCACCGGCGCGGAGCGTGCTGACTCGCACCGCAGGACAGTCGACGCTGTGGCCGCAGACGTTGTTCGTGGCCGACCCCGACGTCGGCAAGGGCGCATGGACGATGTACCTGTCGACCTACGGCGCGGTGGCTCCGGTGATCGACGGCTCGGACGTCGACGCCAGCTTCCCGCTGGGGATGATGTGGTCCGGCTCGATGGCCATTGCCATCACCCTCGACGCGATCGAGGAGGGCTACGACGACCTGCTGAAGACGGTCGACCACGAGGAGTTCGACAGCTTCTACCGCACGCCGTGGATCAACCTGAATCAGCCGGACACGAAGAAGTCGTGGAAGCGTCCACGGCTGATCTGCCCGCGCGTGCCGCGCAGTACCGATGTGCTCGTCGAGACGTTCCACGACTACGACGAGACGTTCGCCCGGCGGACACGAACGATCACCATCCCCTCGCTCGGCCAGGCGTACTGGACGGAGACGGGGTTCGCTGACACAGCGAACAACGGCTTCGACTGGACCGAGGGTGGCGCGGCCGACCCGAGCGGGCGCGGCGCCGACTGGGGCACCGAGCACGAGGGATCGGTGATGATCCGTGGTGGGTCGATGGGGATCGCCTCGGCGGTGCAGATGCGGTTCAGCAAGTCCCCGGCGACGCCGCGGCAGAAGTGGGGAGTGGACGCTGTGGTGATCAAGCCGATCGGTCGACGGGAGCGCACGTGAGCAAGCTGAGTTACCAGTACGACCTGCTGAATCTGACGCCTGCCAACGCGCAGCCGGTCGAAGCGAACTTCACCAGGATCGAACAGCACGTCAACCAGGAACTCATCGAGCGTGACGGATCGGTGGGGATGCGTTCGCCGCTGAAGCTGCCCGGTGATCCGATCGCGGACCTCGATGCTGCGCCCAAGCAGTACGTCGACCAGGTGATCCCGGTCGGGCTGGTGATGATGTGGGCAGCGGCTGCTCCACCGGCCAACGGCCGATGGCTGTTGTGCGACGGAGCGCCGCTGCAGACCGCCGCGTACCCGGAACTCTTCGCCGTGATCGGCTACGCATGGGGCGGCTCGGGCGGGACGTTCAACGCGCCCAACTACAACGGCCGCGTGCCCCTCGGCGTCGGCGCTGGACATCCGATGGCGCAGACCGGTGGCAGCGAGGACTCCTCGCTCCCGGCCCACACCCACCCGATGAACCACGATCACGCTGGGACCAACACCGGCACGATCAGCGCCGATCACAGTCATGCGGTGAACATCATGTCCGGCGCCTCCGACCGTGCGCTGGGGACGAGCAACAACGGGGACCACAACCACGCCGTCCCGGTCGCCGGGCAGGGGTTCCTCGTCGACGGTGTCACGGCCTCTCAGGCGGGCATCCAGATCGGCGGCAGTGGCTACTCGATCACGCCGTTCACCACCAACGGCGGGGGCCACACTCACGCCGTGACTGATCACCTCCACCCGGTCAACGGCAACACCGGTGGGGTCAGCAGCAACCACACTCACACCGTGAACGTCCCGACGTTCAACGGCAGCACGGCGCAGACGGGCGTGGCTCCGACGGGGACGAACATGCCGCCGTTCTTGGCGATCTCATTCATCATCAGGTGCAAGTGAAATGGCAAGTCTCGAAGGCTATGGAGTGGTGGACACGGGGGCGTATCAGCGACAAGCCGATGCCCTCAACTACCGGTTCAACACCGACTCAGCGAACAACGCCTACGGCCGCTTCCTGTCCCAGTCGCGAGGCAACCGCAACCTTGGAGACCTGACACAGAACTTCAACCGATCCCTGCCGAGCGCGTACGCCAGCTTCGGCCAGCGCGGTCTCAGCGGTGGCGGGGTCAACTCGGGGACGATGAAGCGGTCGATGAACAACTACCTGGGCGACTACGCACAGAACTACATGCGCGGTCAGCAGGACCTGACGCAGGACCTGCAGCAGTTCGATCTGAACCAGGCCAACCTGGGTGCCGGGCTGCAGTACAACCTGGCTGACCTGGAGACGCAGAAGCAGAACGCCATCGCCCGTGCGGCGCAAGGTCTCGAAGCGCTGCGTCCCTACTTCGGAGGTACGTGATGGCGAACACCACTGGATGGCAGAAGCTCGGCGCTGCGGCGTACCTCGGTGCTCCGAAGAAGCCCTCGACGTCGACAACGGCCAAGGCCAACCGCGCTGCCAACCCGACGACGAGCTATGGCAACTGGACCGGTGAGTCGGGATCGTGGGCTGAGCCGGGGACGTACTCGGGCAACCTCGCTGCGGCCCACCCCGAGATCGTCGCCGGGGCGAAGAACCCCGGCGAGTACAACCAGCAGCTGTACAACGCGATGACGGCGATGGGCAACGGCGGCGGGCAGACGATGCCGACCAACCGGCTGAAGCCCACGTACACCGGTGGTGGCGGCGGTGGTCGTGGTGGTGGTGGAGGAGGTGGCGGAGGTGCAGCCGCTCCGCCACAGCTGACCCAGGAGCAGTTGGCGGCGATGTGGGAGTTGCTCGGCAAGGCTCGCCCCGGCGCGCAGCAGGCGGGCCCGGCGTTCGACGCGCCCGACTACGCCGGTCCGCAGATCTCTCCGTTCGACACGTCGATGTACGACAACCTGCGCACGCAGCTGGGCCAGGCGGTGACCAACGACCGGGCGCAGAGCGACCAGGCGTACGGCGCGCTGAACTCCTTCATGCAGCGCAACTACGAGGCGAACCCGTACACCACGCAGCAGACGGCCAACTTCGGCACGGCTCCCGGCCAGAGCCAGGACGCCATCCAGCGGATGCTGGCGATGCAGGGTGCGTCGCCGGGCCTGACCCAGGGCGCTCGGTCGGATGCCGCAGGAGCGGACCAGGCGTTCGGCAACCTGCTCGGCATCCTCGGGCAGAACCAGGCACGCGACTACACCAACCGCCAGTACGCCGCGCAGCAGGACCAGGCCAACACCGGCCGGATGTACGACATGGCCAAGCTGCAGGGTGACACCGGCATCGGGCTGCAGCAGGGGGCGGCGAAGAACCAGTGGCAGCAGCGCTACGACGAGCGCGCCGCCGACATCTACAACCAGCAGTACCAGGGCAACCTGACCGAGCAGCAGGCCAACTGGCAGCGGGCCAACCAGCTGAGCGACAGCAACTACGCGACGAACAACTCGTACACCAACTCGATGCTGTCGTCGGTCCTCGGCAACCTGCTGCCGCTGATCATCTCCGGGCAGCTGCAGGTCCCCGACATCGCTGGCCTGCTCAACCAGCCGATGACGACGAACGTCTGAGGAGGCAGCGATGTGGCCTGAAGACATGCCCCAGCCGGGGACCCGCCAGTGGCTCCAGTGGTTCAACGCCCAGGACCCCGACACGCAGGATCAGGTGCTGTTCGACTTCGGCCTGTCCGATGCGAACACGCCGATGAGTGGCAGCGTCGGGACGGACCAGCCGGAGATCGGTGCGCAGAACTTCGGGATGCTCGACCTGATGTCGCCGCCGCCGGTCATCAACTCGAAGGGTGTCGTCCAGCCGCCGGGGACGGAGCAGAAGCAGAAGCAGCTGAACCTGTTCCAGGACGAGAACAGCTTGATGACCGACAACATGCTCGCCGCCATCGCCGGGCAGTTCGCTCCGACCTGCGTTCGAGCCGACGTACAAGCCGCAGGGCAGCCCGGTCCAGGCCACCGGTCTCCGCCAGCTGCAGAGCCTGGCGAACACCGGTGGGTGGGAAGGGTTCATGGCTTCGCAGATGCTGCCGAAGGAGTACGGCGGTGGGGGGATGTCGCCGGGTCAGGCCAAGGGCGCGCTGATGGCTGCGCTGAAGGTGCCGGACAACGCCGACCAGCGAGCGCTCGACCAGCGCGAGGAACTGCGTGGCTCGCTGACCAAGCGCTACGAGACGACCCCGCTGAAGCCGGGCGAGACGCCGCCGACCAAGGACCTGACGACCGACCAGGGCATCGTCAACTCGTTCGACTTCACCGACGTCGACAACGTGTCGCGCCAGTGGCAGAGCGATCTGGCCAAGGACCCGGTGATCGGCTACACCGATCCGCAGACCGGGCTGTCCTACGCCGGGGCGCTGGCCGAGAAGACGCCGACGATGGAGTGGTTCGACAAGTACGGGCTGCCCTACGCCAACAAGCGCTACGACGATCCCGACGAGATCAGGCGGATGCAGGACGCCGTCGCTCCGGTGGCTCCCGGTCAGCTGGAGGCCGAGGACCTGCAGAACCAGCAGGCGCTGTCGGCCAACGCCAGGGCACGTGCCGATCTCGGTGAAGCGAACAGCCAGATGGACGTGCTCGACAGGGCGTACCGCGAGGCGACGAAGAGCGGAATCCTCAAGCCGAGCACGCCGGGTACGCCGGGCACGCCGGACACGAAGTACACGATGGGCCTGCCCCGGCAGCAGTCGACGCCGACTGCAGGGCTGCAGGTCGCGGCGACGGATGCGACTGGCAAGCCGACGATGTACCGCACGGAGACCGGCGCGCTGGTCACCCCGGAAGGCATGGCGGCGATCAACAACACTCAGACTCCGAGGGGCACGCGGCTCGGTGACGTCTCCTCGGGCGAGCCGGACTTCATCACCAGGACGATCCCTGGGACGCCGGGTACGCCGGGGACGCCGGGGCGCGACACCTTCCTGATGGACATCGGGCCCAACGGTCGGCTGATCGGGTTGTCGAACAACCAGAACATCCCCGCCGGAGGCAAGACCGACAAGACGAAGATGGGTGCGGGGGTGTCCGGTCAGACGAACTTCGACTTCAGCAAGGCGGGCACTGTCCTCCCGGCAACAGCAAGCCCGCTGGAGGCTCTCGGTCTGAAGCCCTTGGTCCCTGGGTCCAACCGCAGGGTGATGACGGCTGAAGACCTGGCGCCTGCTGCGCAGCGGATCGCAATGGCCAAGCGTGCGGCAGCAGCAACCGTCCCCGGCATCCAGCGAGCGGGCCAGTCCAGCGAGGCATCGATGCAGCGACAGCTGGCTCGGGCCAGGTTGATGGGGCTGGCTGCGGCCGGACGCACGCCGCTGAGTGACACGCTCGCCGGTCGGATGATGGCGGCTCGCACCGCTGGGGTCTACGGGTAATGGCAACGCCGGGCAGGTCCAGATTTACTCGCCCGCACGGGCGCTGCCCCGAGGGTTCACGGGGCGTCCGGCTCCGCCGCCGCTCCGCCCCACACCGGCGCAGGTGCAGGCCAGTCGCCAGGCGACACCGGCCCTCGCTGGCCGATGGAGTGCGCTCGAACCGTACCTCCAGCAGGCCAAGGCGAAGCAGGTACAGGAGACCGCCGAAGAGGCGATGAAGAAGGCCGAGGAGAAGGCCCGCAACGACGCCTACAACAAGATGCCCTGGTACAAGAAGGGGCTCGTCAACGCTCTCGACAACCCGGTCGCTGAACTGGTCACCGGCCCCGCTGTCGACGCTGTCGGTACCGGGCAAGATCATCGCCCTGGGCAAGCAGGAACTGTCCTCGCACCTGCCGCGTGGTGCAGCCGAGTGGATGGAGCATCCGTTCGGTGAGGGCGAGTACGTCGATGCGCTGAACCAGATCGCCTCGCTGGTCCCGCTGTCCCCGTTCGGCGTCGACACGGAGAAGGCGCGGGCGAACAAGCGCAGCTGGAACGAGCGCATCGCCCCGCGCTCCGACTTCGGCCACGGCTCGATCCAGGCATCGACCGGCTCCGAAGTGGGGCGACCGGTTCATGGGCTTCGGCGGAGACGTGCTCAACGACCCGCTGATGCTGGCTGGAGGGTGGCGGCATCGTCTCCCGTCCGGCGATCCTCGCGAGCGACGCGAGCTGCCACGGCAGGCATGACACCCAGGGTCATCACCGCCGCACGTGAGGCGTCCGAGGCAGCGGCACGCACCTGGCCGAGCGCGAGGCGCTGGCCACGATGACCGGGCTCGACGAGGGGCTGGTCGGTGCCCGCAAGGCGGCAGCCGAAGCCGCCGAGGCAGAGCGCCTGGCACCCTCGACGGTGATCCGCGAGCAGCGGGAGATCCCCATCCCGCACAACCGCAAGGCGCGGGCCACCCTGGCCACCGAGTGGGCCACGGAGAACCCGACGCTGTGGCGCAAGCACGCAGGCGAGATCGCCAAGGGTGTGAAGCAGGGCTTCGAGGCGATGAGCCCCGAGGCCCGCGCCGATCTCGGTGTGAAGACCGGCAACTGGGCGCTGAAGGGCATCGGAGAGATCCCCTCACCGAGCCGATCCGTCAGGCGATGAAGGAGATCAAGGGGGTCCGCCGGGCTGCCTTCAGTGATCTGTTCGACAAGATCCCGGCGCGCTGGACGAGACGTCGTCGGCGTACAAGCTGCGCAACGCCCGAGCACTGAAGGGTGCCGAGGGTGCGTTCCAGACGCTGCGTCGGGAGGGCGCGACGACCGAGGAGAAGGAACTCGCGCTCAACGAAATCTTCCTGCGCAACCAGCTGCCCATCGGTGAAGGACCGATGAAGGCGCGGGGTGCCACCTTCGTCAAGTCGGCGCTGCGTCAGGCGAAGCAGGCCGGGCCCGAGGCCACACGCAAGGCGATCACCGAGGCCGAGACCCAGCCCGGCATGAACTGGGTCAACAAGATCTTCTCGAACATCCAGCAGGTACACGAGCGGCTCACCGGCAAGCAGCTGATGTCGAGCATCGACCGGGAGTCCTACGTCCCCGCCGTGCTCGACGCGAACTGGCGGCGCAACCTGGCGAAGACGAAGGACCCGACTGCCCACGCGTTCATGCACCAGTCGGGGATCGTCAAGGATGACCTGCTGGAGGCCAGCCACTTCCTCGACAAGAAGCGCAAGTTCTCCGTGCCGCCGGGCAAGACCCAGCAGGAGTTCGACTTCGGCGGGAAGAAGGTGGTGCTGAAGGGCAACACCATCGACGACAAGAACGCCGCCCTGCGCCAGGCGTTCCCCGACTGGAAGGGTGACTTCTACTCGAAGGACCTGAACGTCATCGCGGAGACGTACCTCGACTCGCTGGCCCGTGATGCCGGGGCACGCCACGCCCGAGCGCAGCTGGCGGAGACGGCGTCGCCCTACGCCAAGGTCCTCGACGGGATGCTGTGGGACGAGTACGAGACGATGAACCGGGCGCTGCAGCAGAAGCCCTACGCCCGACGCGTCACCGACCTGACGAGCCAGGGGTACAACCGTGGTGTCGGCCTGGAGGACGTCGCTGCTGCCGAGCCGGTGCCGTCGAGCGGGTACTTCCGGGAGCAGGTGGACAAGGACCTGACCGAGCAGCTGCGCCAGGACGTGCAGGGTGCCGGTCACCAGTGGCAGGCCGCTGCCCGCCAGGACATCCAGACGGTGCAGGCCGAGGCACGCGACGTCCTCGAAGACCTGCGCAAGGGCTGGGCTGAGGGTCTGCGCCTGTCGGCCAAGGAGGACAACCCGCGGATCAAGGAACTCGGCAAGATCGTCGAGGCGGTCAAGGACAAGGTCCGTGGCTTCGGTGTCGGCAAGATCACCAGCGACAACGCCAACGAGGTGGCTCGGTCGCTGGCCAAGATCGACAACGTCATCGCTGACCTGGAGAAGGAGATGTCCTCCAGGAAGCGGGTGTGGAACGGGAAGATCACACGGGCGAACAAGCGGGTCGACGCCAACCTGGCCGAGCGACTGCGCGTCCTGAAGGGTGAGCGAGCGAAGTTGGAGGCGCACGTCGAAGACGTGGGCATCCGACTGAAGGCAGAGATCGAGGAGCGCCGGGCGTGGATCAACGGCGACGTACCGGAGAAGGAGGCAGCCCTCGCCGCCAAGGAGGCGACGATCCCGAAACCGTCCCCGGCAGACCCCGAGGTGATGGACGGCATCCTCAACCGGCTGGACGGCACGCAGCCGTCGCCCATTCCTGATGGCGTCTCCGAGTTCCAGTCGCACCCGCAGTACCAGCGGATGGTCGATGACTACAGCGACGTCCTGCGCCGCCTGCAGTCGTCACGCGAGGACGGCAGGCTGACGTTCAAGAACGGCAAGCTCACGCCCGAGGGACGCAAGCTGGTCGACGAGGCGTCGGCTGCACGCAAGGCACTGCGCGAGGCGCAGGGGCAGCTGACCCCGGCCGAGTTCGAGAAGGTGTTCGCCCGCCACGAGGCAGCGAACGTCGCCTTCAAGGATCTCACCGAACAGCTGGACCGAGCACAGAACGGGCTGCTCACCCGCGGCGGCAAGACCGTCAAGGAACTGGAAGAGCAACTCGGCCCGCTGGGCAAGGAAGTGCAGGACGCGAACGCCGAACTGCAGCGGGTCTACGCCACGCAGAAGGAGAAGGGGCGTCCCTTCGAGCAGACGATCAACGGCAGGAAGGTGATGACTAACGCCGACACCGACCTGGTGCAGCAGGTCGGCACGGACAGGTGGGGACGTTCCCGCTACAAGGTGGGCGAGTGGCGCATCGAGCCAACGACACCCGTGACGGAGAAGGTGCCGACGGGACGGACCACCGGCCCGAAGTACACGCAGGAAGCGAAGCCCGCCGCTCGCAAGACCAACCTGGACAAGCCGATCAACTACCAGGTGAAGGACCCCGAGGACCTGTACACCATCGCTCAGAACGCCGAGGGGCAGTGGACGGTCACGCCGAAGAAGGGCAGGAAGAAGCCGTCCCGTCCCTTCCGCACGCACTACGAGGCGGAGGAGCACGCCAAGGGGTTGATGGCCGACGAGTTGTCGAAGCGGCTCAACAAGCCCACCGGTCGCAGGCTCGGTCGCTACGAGAAGCGCACGCGCCCACGCTGGAACGTGGTCAGCCCCGAGGGTGACATCACCCATGCGACGGTGACCTTCGAGGCGGCGCAGGACTACGCCCTGGCCGGACACCTGGAAGACATGGAGGCTCCGGCCTTCTACTTCCACGGCTCGATGAACCCCATCGACGAGTTGCAGTCACGCAAGGGTGGCGTGTTCAGCAACCTTCACGGTCCTGGCCTGTACACCACGGAGAACCCTCACCTCAGCAGGGAGTACCGCACCAAGGCGGGGTTCACGGGTGAGGGCGAGGTCTACCGGGTCTCCGGGCCGAAGGGCAAGCACCTCGATCTCGATCGCCCCCCGCCGTTGGATGCACGCGGAGCGATCAACGACGTGGTCGACAACGAGATCGCCAACCGGATCGGCCCGCGCCCCGAAGTAGTGGCGGACCCACCCGTTCCGGAGGGGCACGTCCGTATCTACGGCGGGCACAGCGATCCTCCAGGGTGGCACTCGGTTGCTCCTGACCCGACCGCCGTGGGGGACGAGTTCCTCAGCTGGGACGAGGCGATGGGGTCCTGGTTCACCACCGATCGCGACCGGGCAGCGCAAGGTTCAGGGCAGTACAGGCCGCAGGACACACTGCACTACCGCGACATCCCCGTCGAACAGTTCGAGGCGTTGAAGGGCATGGCCGGTGTCCCGCCGAGCACCAGCAGCGTCTGGCCGGGTTGGTGCCGGACACCGACATCGTCATCTCGGACGACATCTACTGGAACGCTCCGCAGGGCACCTCCTCGACCAGGGTCCCGACGTCGGAGATGCATGATGCCTTGGACGAGTTGTACGACTTCATGGCTGAGGGTGGGAAGAAGACATCCGAGATCCTGCGCGGCTTCAAGGAGACCCTGCAGTACATGATCGGCCGCGGTGTCATGACCGAGGCCGAAGGCGAAGAGATCATGTGGAAGATCAACGACGCCCTGGAGGCCGAGGGCTACGTGGCACTGAAGGGCGTGGGCGGCGCGCTGATGGGCGGCGGTCGTGACCACAACGTCAAGGTCTGGCTCGACCCCGGCAAGGTGACGATCAACGACGTGATGGACAAGCAGGGCAGCTACCTCGAAGCCCAGCGCGAACTGGCCAAGCTGCGTGGCGAGTTCGAGAACCTCGGCGGAGAGAACGCCTACCCCAACGGTGCTCCACCTCAGTACGGCACGGGTGCCAACGAGCCGATGAACAAGGGCCGGACGGCCACGCAGGCGTACCAGGACTACCGCGACTGGCAGATGGCCAAGGAAGCCGTCGAAGACCAGGAGTTGAAGTTCATCCGCGGCGGGGACTTCCACGAGGAGCAGCAGGCTCGCAACTGGGCGACGCACCAGGCGAACTACAACAACGTCCTTGCAGATGCAACGAAGGAGGAGCGGGCTGCGCTCGATGCAGCGAAGGCTGCTCGTGACACTCGGGCCGGACAGCGCGAGTCGATCGTCCGCTCCGGCCCCGACGTCGGCAGTCAGGTGTGGCCGTCCGGAACTGCAAGGCCCGGTCGACCGTGCAGAGCAGGCGCTGAAGGCCAAGGAAGCGAGCTTCACCCCGCCGCACTCCCCGCGGAAGGCGGGCAGAGGCTCGGCGCCTGGAGGAAGAGGAAGCCCGGCTGATCAAGTGGCACGAGCAGGGCAACATGACCACGGCTGCGTACCAGGCGGAGAAGAGGCGCCTCGCTGAACTGCGCTCCGACGCCATCGAAGAACTGACCGCGAACAACAAGGCCGGGATGTACACCAAGGCCGAGTACCGGGCGAAGCGGGCGCAGATCGACGTCATCTCGACGAACGACTTCCAGGATCTGGAGGAGCGCTTCTCCGGTCGACTGAACGACGAGGAGTTCACTCGGCGGATGCGGGTGATCCAGGACCGCAGGGAGAAGCTGCAGCTGGGCCCGAGGATCGCTGACCCCGAGGCCACCCAGGCTGCTCTCGAAGCAGCACGCAAGCGCGTGGCCCTGAGTGACGTGGCCCCGAACCGTGGTCATCGGTCCCGACGACATCGGTGAGGGTGTGACCCAAGCCCGTCGTCGAAGGCGGGAAGCTGATCAAGTACACCGCCGGGGACTACGCGGTCGAGATGCCCCCGGTCAATCCGCTGCCCGGCGACACCGCTGCGGACGTCCGGCGGTGGACCATCACCAAGGACCCGACGACGAAGCAGTGGAAGCTCAAGCGTCCCGGCGACACGGAGCCGGTCGTGAGTTCCGAACCCTGCGTGAGGCAGGGCGAGTACGCCCGAGACGATGCGGCTCGGTCACTCGCTCGCACCTCGGCCGAGCGTCGCCTGCTGCCTCCGGCCGAGCCGGGCAACTACATCGGGATGGCCAGCGGGCTGCAGCGGCAGGAGATGAGCGCAGCCGAGCAGGCGGCAGCGAGAAAGGCAGCCCAGCCCGGAGCGAAGGAGATCATCTCCGCCGACGACTGGTTCAAGGCCAACGTCCGGGCAGCCACGCGTCCCGAGCGTGAGGCGTTCAACCGTTCCCGCGCCATCATCGAAGAGGCCAAGCCGGTCAGCCCTCGGTGGATGGAGCCGCTCGGTGGGTTCGGTCCCGAAGAGGAGCGCTTCGTCGAGCGGATCAAGACGCCACCGCAGCCCGCCGCGTTCGAGACCAAGGCCGTCTCCGCCGAGACCGGACAGCTGGCCTGGAGTGCCGACGCCGCGCACCGAGGCCGAGGCGGTGCAGTACCTGTCGTCGCAGATCTCTCCGGTGTCGGGGACGATCACGCCGGGCAGCGACCTGCACGACAAGGTGGTCAGGCCGTTCGAGGAGGCACGTGCCGCCGAGCAGAAGCTCGAAGCGGAGGCTCCCTTCCGAGGGGGCCAAGGTCAAGGCCCGGATCGACAAGTGGTGGGGTGCGCAGCGTGACGCTGAGGTTGGTGCCCTGTCGGAGAAGCACCACGTCTTCGAGAACCTGAAGACCGACCTGACCGAGCGCGAGTCCCTGCTGCGCAAGCGCAGCGAGGTGACCAAGCTGCGCGAGCGGTTGATGGCCGTGCCTCGTCGGCCGAACAACGACGACCTGATCGACGCCACCGAAGAGTTGCTGGCCATCGCCAAGGCCAACCCGAACCTGGACAACAACGCGCTCAACGCTGCCGAGTCCCTGCTGCACACGCACCTCGCTGCGCTGCAGGCACTCGAAGGTCCGAAGCAGTTGATGAACCAGGTCCAGTTCCTGAGCAAGCAGGCGGCGGACAAGAACCTCGACGACGTCAGCCGTGCCGTGCTCGACGACAGCTGGGATGCCATCCACAAGGGGCTGCTGGAGAAGGGCGATGTCATCATCGACTCCCGTCTGGCTGCCGCCATGCAGAACATGTACAACATGCAGAAGGCGCCGGGGATCGTCGGTCGTGGGTTCAAGATGTTCACGAACCTGTGGAAGACCTACGCCACCCTGAGCCCTGGCTTCATCGCTCGCAACGCGATGGGCGGCGTCTTCATGAACACCGCCGACGGTGTGCCGTTCGAGATCCAGACCAGGGCCGTCGGCCTGTGGAAGAAGTGGGAGCGTGGTGGGAAGCGTGGCTGATCAAGCAGCCGCGTCCGGTCCAGGAAGCCTTCGCCGCCACGTTCGCCTCCGGTGCCGGTGGTCGGGTGGCCGAGGCTGGCGTCGCAGGCAAGTCGCAGTACCGCATCTACAACAAGCTGTCGAACAACCCACTCACCCGCAAGATCCAGCGGGGCGGCGAGAAGGTCGAGGGTGCGCTGCGCCTGGCGATGGCGACGCACTCGATCGAGCGGGGTGAGACCGTCGCCGGTGCGGTCGATCGACTCGGCGGGTGCACTTCAACTACGCCGAGGTGTCCCAGCTGGACGAGTCGGCCAAGCAGATGATCCGTTCTGGACGTTCATGTCCCGCAACCTGCCGCTGCAGTACCAGGAGATGTTCACCAACCCGAGGGCGTACGCCGCCTACGGCCACGTGCAGCGCAACTTCTCACAGCCCGACGCAGAGAACACCCCGGCGTACTGGAAGGGGCTCGGCACCTGGCGCCTGCCCTTCGATCTCTCTCGGTCAACCTGCGCACTTCCAACCGGACTTCGGCTTCACTCGCGTGCAGTCCGACATCAACAACGTCACCGACACCCTCACCGGGAAGAACCCGCTGGCGTTCATGTCGTCGGTCAACCCTGGCTTCTCCGCTCCGCTCGACTCTGCCTACGGCAAGGACAGCTTCACCGGTCGGCAGTTCGGACCCGATGACTTCGCCGAGATGAGCGGCCCGTGGGGCAGAGGTCGAGCAGGTCATCGCCTCGCTCGTCCCGGCCAGACCAACGAGCAGGGCCAGGTCTCGGAGAACTTCCTGAACTTCATGCGCTCGATCAACCCGGTCGACGACCGCGTCAACCGTCTCGCTCCCGGTGCAGTCGGCGGCATCTCCGATCCCAAGCGCCTCGCTGAGTCGTGGTTCCGCTTCTTCGGTGGACCCTACCGCACGCTGTCACCCAAGCAGCAGGAGAACGAGGCGATGCGCCGGTACTACGCCCTGCAGGACGAGTACAAGCGCCAGGGGGCGATGGCGCAGGAGCAGGCGTCATGATGGGTACCAGTTCCACAACAAGGAGGAAGTAATGGCCACGAGCACCACCACCGAAGTCGAGTCCACCGAGGAAGTCGAGCGCAACGAGGACGGCACCCTCGCGAACCCGACCGAGTCGGAGCAGGCACTCATCGACGCCCGGTCGGGCGATGTCGATCCGAGCGTCGACGCTCAGCTGGCGACGGGGGTGGCTCCTGCGTGGGCGACTGACCCGACGACCAACAAGAACGCCGCTCAGCGGTACGTCTGATGGTCGGCGTCGACGACGGCGTGGTGTCCGGGAACTTCACGTTCGCGGACATCATGTTCCTCGTCGCGTTCATCGTCTTCCTCGTCGGGGCGTTCCTCGCGTACGGGGCCAAGGCATTGTGGGCCACGCTCGTGGCCATCGGCTTGGCAGCGGTCAGCCTCGGGTGGTTCATGTTGTAGTTGTGTCGACAGCGCACACGGTGATCAGCAGGTTCTGATCCTCGGGTTCGCGTTGATGCACGCTGACTTCTTCGAGGTGGAAACCGACAGGGCAGGACGGACCTACTGGTCCCGCCATTCCTGGGGGGCCAGTGGGTCCGGCCACTCCTGGCAGACCAGTGGCCCCCGGTTCTCCTTGCTGACCGGGCGGGCCAGCCGGTCCAGGCGGGCCTGTCGCTCCTGGCGGGCCCGTCGCGCCTGCCTCACCTGGCGCTCCATCTCTTCCCGGCGCTCCCGCAGGACCCGGCTCACCAGCAGGGCCGCGGGGACCGCCAACACCAGCCACACCAGCAGGACCCTGCCCACCGTCCTCACCGTCGACCCCGTCTGAACCAGCAGGACCTTGTCCACCGTCCGATCCTGGCACTCCCGCTGGTCCCTGTGGTCCGACAGGACCTGGTGGACCTGGTGGCCCGACGGCGGGGATCGTGGTGACCGTGGTCGCTGGAACCAGTGGCGGTGCAGGCTCGGAGTTCTGCGTAGCCACACCGAGCGCCATCGCTGAGGCTGCCGAGCAGCACGCCAGGAAGACGATCGGGTTCATGGTTCTTCATCGTGGTCCGGCCTTCGTTCCAGGCTGCGGGCCATCGAGGTTCGACCAGCGAGCAGTCCGAGCAAAGCCCCCAGTGTGGTTGAGATGAGGTTGACCAGGATCGCCCCGGCCTGCGTGGTGTCAGCCTGAGGATCGCGGATCTCGATGATCGCAACGGTGACCCCGGCGCCGACGATCGAGAGCCCGACGACCAACGTCAGGATCAGCACCATCAGTTCGATCACCGAGCGATCCCGCACCCGACATCAGCTACGGATGATCCGGTAGAAGTCGCCCTCGACCACCGCCCGGTCGAGTCCTCGATCTCCTCGGGGTTGCCGAGCAGATGATGTCCCGCTTCAGCGTGTCCATCGACACCGGCTGCAGCTTGGTGTCAGGTGCGCTGGCGATGGTCGGTGAGGAACGGGTTGCCCTCCGGGCCGGGGCCGAACCACGTGACGAACAGGTTGTGCACCGTGCCGTCAGCGAGCAACGGTCCCTGCCCGATGAACTGAGCGTTGCGACCGCTGACTCCGAGGATCACCGTGGCCATCTCTTCCTCCTGTGGGGTTGGGGGGTGCGTGCCTGCACGACGCACAGCTTCGTCACGGATCTCGCGGTAGTCCCACGTGCCCGAGGAGGTGACCGAGTGCGGCACCCACGGTCCCTGCACGGCGGTGTTGGTCGCTGGATCGATCTTCCTTGTCGGGGCATAGCCCTGGTGCGAGATCAGGTCGGTGACCTGGTTGCCGAACATCTCCGCCAACGCCTCGTTGCACCGGAAGTAGGCGTCGATCTGCACCTGCGGCCACGACTGCCCGACGCCGTTGTTCTGTGCCTCGATCCCCCACATCGTGGTGTTGCCCTGATCGACGGGGACGGTGCCCCGGCTGAACGTCGTCGGCCCGCCCTTACCTTGCGTGTTCGCTGCTCCGGCTGCGATCGGCCAGACAACACCGTCCCTGGCAAGGAGCATGTTGCCGATCGGTCGGTCCGGCGAACCGTTGATCATGTAGTTCAGATCGCTGTCGACCGAGGCGCTTGAGGCGGTGTGATGCCAGCAGACCGCCAACGGTGGAGCAGAGAACCCACCCGATGAGCGCGAGCGCCGTTCCCATCCCTCGTTGATGCTGTTGACTGCGCATGGCACTCCCGCCCCTTCGAGGACGTCGATCAACAGGTCGTAGTACAGGTGACCCATCAGTCGCTCAACTCGCTGCGCAGCCTGTCGAGGTCGTCACGCAGACGTTCGAGCCGTTCGATGTACCAACCGTCGGGCCGGTCGATCAGCCAGTTCAACCGGCGGGCGAAGTTGAGCAGCCGCTGCCTCGGTGGATCGCTGGCGTCGTAGGCATCCTCGGGATCGGTGAGGTCGTTGTCCTCGGTCACCGGGGCTTCCAGTCACGCTTGACCGCGGCGTTGGCTCCCTTGACCGCAGCGGCCGGGCTCTTGCCCGCCTTCTTCATCCCGAGGTACACGTGCTCCCACTGTCGCTTCTTCTTCGGCGTGTCCGCCTTCTTGGTGAACTCCTCGGCAGGCATGGGTCCTCCTCAGATGCGACGGACGAGCAGCACGATCAGGACGATGATCAAGATCAGCACGAGGAGCCCGCCACCGACGTACATGGACTGAGGCTAGTCCCTGCTCCCTGGCCAGGTCAGGAGCAGCCCGAAGCCGATGATGATGCACCACGCCGCGAACTCGCGAATGTATGAAGGGAACCAAATCTCCGCCATGACCTGATTCTGGACAAAGAAGAAGCCCCCCAGCGCTGGGCGCTGAGGGGCTGTTCTTCAGTCCTCCATTTCCTGCTGCATCACGTCGTAGGCACACATCTCACACATGTCCCCGTCGGTGGCTCGCCAGTACTGGCAGACCACACAGACCGGAACCTCGTTGCCGTTCTGGTCTGTGTACGTCGGCTTCTCCCTGTCTCGTGCTCGCTGTCTGATCGCTTCGATGCGGTCACTCCATCCGAGTGCGCTCACTTCCTCTCCTTGTTGGTTGCTGGGCATGACGCCTTGTGGATTCGCAGCACCGCCTCGATCGACATGCCACGGGGTGCACGAACCACCCCGTGGCAGTCACCACAGACGGCTTGCTGACCGGTCACCTGCCTCCGAACAGCAGGTCGAGCCGAGCGGGGATGACCCTCGTGTCGTTGCACGTGTTGCAGCAACGGTCACCCTCCCCGCCGAGCGGATCAGGGTTGTGCCCGTAGCCGCCCGGCTCGTCGTGCCACGGCGCGTGCCACGGTTCGCACGGCTCGCCGCACAGGCAGCATGGCGGGACCGAGTTCCGGGGCGCTCACTCCTTCACCTCCGCCAGCTGCTTGGCCAGGTCGGTGCACTCGCCCATGACGTAGGCCCAGTCCTTGTACGCCCTGGCCACGCGCCATACGACGGCTCGACGTCGAAGAGCCGGCTTGCTCTCGGCCTTGAGCCGCTCGTTCATCTTGCGCATGTCGGCGTCCATCCTCGGCGTGACGTCACCGAAGTGGGCGCAGTCGAAGCCGAACCACCAGATCTCAGCCTCACGCCCATCCTCGGGGATGTGGCAGATGTCGTTGTCCTCATCACAGGCAGCTGCGTAGGTCAGCCCACCGTGGACGTCGACGTGGATGACGTCGACGTCGTTGTAGTCCCTGCCGTGCCACGGGTGCGACGGCGGGACACCGACGTAGCCGCACAGTGCGCCACTCGGGCCGCGGTTGATCATGCAGTCGAGACCAGTGGTGGGATCGACCCACACCGCATGGTCCTCCTCGTTGTTCCAGGGGCCTTCGCCCCAGTCTTCGTGGTTCATCTCTCTCCTTGGTTGTTGGTTGTTGTCACTCATCGGAGATGCCTCCGAGGAGATCCTTCAGGGAACGTAGGTCTGAGGCGAGGCGCTCGGCTCGGGCGATTGCGTCATCCCGCTCCTTCTGCATCACCTCGACCTTGCGCTCGGCCACCATGATGCGACGCTCCGCATCCTTGATGGAGTCCTGGCCGACCGCCTTCTGCACGTCCTGCACGATCCGGCGGAGACGGCGTAGCTCTTGGGCCATGTCCTTGCGTGGCGTGTGCACCTCGGCCGCGACGTAGTCCGGGATGACGTGGACGATCGTCCGCTTCATGTTGTTGGTTGCCTCGGCCTCGCCAGCCTTGACGTGCACCTGCCAGTGCGAGCCGCAGCCACGCTTGGACTCGAACTCCAACCCGCAGTGCTTGCAGCGGTAGGTGATCTGCTCATCCCCGTCAGCCACCAGCTGGCGGATGATCGTGTCCATGATCGGGAGATGTACTGACCCCCATCACTGCTCGCCATGTTGAGGGTGGGCTCGACCCGCTCCGTCGGAACGAACTCGACCGACTGCGTCTCGCCATCGAGAGCAACCGATGCTCGGGCTTCCTCAATTATCGGAATGATTGGCTCGGGCTCAGGCTCCTCCTCGATCTCCAGCGTCTTCGGGTTGGTGCTGGCCAGGACGCCCACCTTGGAGATGAGCACCTGGGCGTGAGCCTTGGACATCCCCGTCTGCTTGACGATGACTTCGAGTAGCTCCGTCGTCGGGAGACGCCCCTCGGAGTGACCGAGGATGTTGGCCAGCGTCGACCAGAACACCGACTGGCGTACGCCGGTGTCGGTCGGGATGTTGCGAGTGATCCCGCTCCGAGAGCGCAGCCGAGCGGGAGCACCGCGCTGCTGCACCAGGTTCCAGCCGAGAGCCACCGCCAGCAGGACGACACCTTGCATCCCCTTGTCGGAGATGTTCGACAGGTCGACCGGCTTCAGCTGATCGACCATGATCCACTCGTCAGGAAAGTCGGTGGTCATGCGTCAGCCTCCCGGTCGGGAAGCTGCCGGTGTTGAGGTAGTGGTCGAACTCCTCGTCGTCCATCGAGATGATCCGTGGCGGCGGAACCGTGAACTCGTTGGCGTGCGGAATCACGTCCTGACCGAGCGACTCGGCGTCGGCCACCACCCGCTGCCACAGGCGACACAGGGCTGCGAGTCCTTCGACGGCCCGCTCCGAGGGAGGCAGGGTGTTGCCCTCTCCGTCCGGCTCCGCTGCACACAGCACGACGGGACCGAACAGCGCCCGAGCCATGAACATCGACGCGGGGGCGTTGAACTGCAACTCCTCAGCAGCGACTCGTCGTCGATGTACATGCCAACCTCGTCCGTGCGGACGAAGTCGAACGTGGCGTCGTCGAGCCCTTCTTTGATCCCTTCATAGGTGCAAGGCACCCCCTTGTAGTGGCCGTCTGGTCGGACGGCGAGCAGTTTCTTCATGGGCATAGCCATTTCTTGTTCTCTTTCTGTTGGTTGTCGGTCGGGGAGGTCGCCGCAATGCCGAAGCACCACGACGACCCCCCAATTATTTGGATAATTGAGTCACCACGAGGACAGATACGTGTACTGCCGTGGTGGTCCCGGATGGCGAGCCGCCTCGTAGGCGAGGATGCTCACCAGTGCGTTGTGCACGTCCCGACGTCACCGAAGTAGTACTCGTCGTAGTCGGTGTTGCCGAAGAAGAACCTGCCCATCGTGGGCAACAACTCCGGCCCCAGTTCGGGGTTGTCGAGCACCCGGCGACACGTCTGTGCCAGCCCGGCCATCGCTTCGAGGTGGAAGGGGATGTACTCGCAGTTGGTCTCGCGACCCTCGTTGAGATGATCCTCCACCCACTTGTGCAGGAAGTTGACCTTGCGGAAGTAGGCCACCTCGCAGTAGCTATCAGGCTCAGGTCCCTTGCTGAAGAGGTACTGGTCGAGGCCCATCACCACCACTTCCCTTGCCGAGGCGTGTCGGGGAACTCACGGTCAAGCTCGTCCTTGAACTGACCGACAAGATGCTCGACGGCTTCGTCGTTGATGGGCAGGATCGGCCCCCGAGCGCAGATGTGCCCACGCTCGTCGATGTAGGCGTCGATGTTGGCGCCACGCATGACGTAGACCACCGCCTTGTCGAACGCTGCCGAGAGTTCGGGGCTCTTGTTCTCGAAGTACTCGTCGTTGTCGCGCGGGTCGATCTGCAGGAGGAAGCCGTGCTTGTGGAACAGCAGCGTCACCCGGTTGGCCTGCAAGGCGTCAGCCTCGAAGCCCTGGGCGATGAGGCAGGCGCGGAAGGCGATCGAGATGTCGTTGCCTTCGTTGCCGATCAGCGCTTGCAGGATCTCCAGGACCTGATCAACGTCACCGTCGGCCAGTAGCCGTCGGATCACGCGGTCGGCTCGTCCTTCCATGAATCCGTCGTTCATGTACTCTCCGTTCTTGTTGGTTGTTGGTATGGATGCGCCGCACGGGGCAGGGAGCGATCCCCTGCCCCGTGGACGTACTGCTAGTTGGTGGTGATCTCGAAGCGCTCGTCACCACTGTCGATGTGGATGAGCTTCGCTCCGTTGATCCGGCTCTCGATGGCGTCTCGACCGCCGAGTGCATGGTGCCGTAGTCGAGGCTGGCCTCGACCGTGATCTCGCTGGCCATCTCCGAGACGATCTCACGCATCGACTGGTCGAGCGGCGGGAGTTCGGGCTTGTGCTCCATCGCAGCCAGCAACATGCGGTGCTGAGTGCGCAGCGAGTTTGAGCGAGAACACCAGACGCTCGGTCGTGATGTCGCCAGGAGCGACACGTCGACGGTGCTTGGCGACCGAGAACCTGACGGCTCCCTCCATCCCCTTCACGAACGAACGCAGGCATGTAGCCCTCGGTCGCTGCGTACACGGCGTCGAAGTCGACGTCGTCGGCCAGTCCCTCGCCACAGATGAGGCGAGTGAGCTTCTCGACACCGGGACGATCCATCGCCCCGATCTCGATGACCCGGTGAACCGGCCAGGTCGGAACATCCCGGCGGGGATCTTGTCGAGGTAGTTGGTCGTGTACACGGCCAGCACCTCGTGGTCCTTGGCGTCGGCACCGTCGATCCGATCGAGCAGCTGTGATACCGCTCGGTCGTCACGCAGGTTGACGACGGTCTCGATGTCCTCACCGAAGATGAGGCACGGGGCGTACATCTGCGCCAGCTGGATCATCTCGAACGGGCTGTCCCCTGGTGCGGACATCAGTGCCGACCACCCGTTGCGCACGGCGACGAGGGCAGCGATCTTGCCCATCCCCGTCTTGCCACCACCGAACTCACCGGCGAGGAGCACGGCACGCTTGCCCGCGATGTCCTCCTCGCTGAGCAGGTCACGGTCACGCATCACCGAGAAGATGAACGCTTCCGCCTCCTCCCACACCTGCTCGGTGAAGACGAACTTCTCCGGCTCGATCAGGAGCGGTGTCGATGAACCCACCCTTGCCGTCGAACGCCTTGCCCCGGTAGATGGAGTGGTTGTCGAGGAACCGCTGGATGTCGTCGAAGAACCCGACGACCCCATCCTCGTGCTTGCGCTTGTGTTGGGCGACGAGATGGCACATCTTGCCGTCCTTGGTCGCACCGACACTGAGTACCCCACCTTCGAGGCCGGGCAGCACCATGTTCGAGCCGAACGGCACGTTGACCTTCTGCTCCATCGCGGGTCGGCTTGCCGTGCTCGTCGGGTGGCCATCGGTCCAGCCGATCGAGATGCTCACCTCCTGCGGTGGGTTGGCTCGGCTGCCCTTCGACTGGACGTAGCCGAACCGATCCTTCAGGGTGCGGTAGACGGCGTAGGCACCGTCGTACGGGCGGTACTTGAACGTGCGCTGGAGATGATCATCTCCTCCTGCGCCTCGGCGTAGCGCATCAGGTCACGCACGCCCTCGATGACGTTGCCCTTGTACACGGCGGGGATGTTCCACGCTGTGCCACTGAAGGTCATGGTGTCGTCACGAGTGACGGCGCCTCCGATGATCGCCAGCTGCTGCCATGCGGCAGCGGCCAGCTTCTGCTGAGTCAGTTCATCAGGCACTTGCTCTCCTTGGTTGGTTGTTGGTCGTGCGGTCATTCGTCGTCGAAGCCAGGTAGCCCGTCGAGTTCGGTGCGCTCGTCGAGTTCTGGATCGCCGTGGTCACCGAGGTAGGTGGCCTTGGTCCGGGTTGCTCGGTCGTACACCTCGTAGCCGTACATCCAGTGCCCTGCTTCGGAGGACTGGAGGTACACGACGAGCCGTCGCACACGGCCCGATCGTGCTTCGAGGAGCAGGTATGGGCTGCCGTCACGTTGTCCGATCTCGACAACACGGAGCCCCGCATCCTGGAAGATGGGTGGCACCCGAGGGATTTCGGGTGGGTCGTTCACTGAATAACCTCCTGAATAAATGGGTCAAGCCCCCCCACCCGAAGGTGAGGGGGCTCGCTAACAACTCAATTATGCGGATAATTGAGCTTCGGTCAGCCGCAGGCTTTCAGCAGCATCGCGATGAAGAGGATGATCATCAACCATCCTCCGAAGGTGGCAGCGCCAGCACCGACTCGGTCGTCGAGGTTGCGCTGCGGGTCATGGCCAGGTGAGGGAGGTTCAGCCACAGCGGTGCCTCCTCGTGCGTGGGCCCACGATCAGCTTCGAGCGTGGGATGTACAGCTGGCCGGTGTATGGGTCCTTGGTGACCGCCGGTACTTGTCGGTAGATGTCCAGAATCATCTCGGCGACGACGATGGCGATGGTGGCGAAAACGGCAGCGGCCATCAGCCACAGAATCGCCGCCACCCTGTCGTTGGGCGTCATGACTTGCCTCCGTGGTGCGTCTCGCAGTGCGCGGCGGCAGCCTCGATGATGTCGGGGATCAGCTGACTGTTGATCTTGAAGAACGAGCGCTTGCACACGCTGCACCACAAGGACAGGTTGTCGCCCCGCACGCGGATGTTGTGCAGGTCGACGATCATGACCACCACCGCGTTCCGTAGTACCAAGCGATGGTGCTGATCCAGCCCATCCAGATGAGCACGAGCATGTCGTCGACCAGCCTCTTCATGGCCGCACCTCACGCAGCCGTGTATCGAGACGGCGAACGAGGTGACCGAGCGTCGTGGCCACCGCAGCCATCTCCGCCATCTGGTGGTCGTCCGACTGTGGGTCGACCAGGGTGGAGATGAGCAGGCAGGCCGTGGAGGTGATCACCTCGGCCCCACGCAGCGCTTCGGGTGACTCGCCCAGGTCGGCGAGCACGGCGGCGACGATGTCGTCCATCGCCCCCATGTAGACCTCGGCCCGAGCGAGAAGCTCTGCCTCGTTCATGACGTGCTCCAGGCCGAGTAGCCGACGACGTCGAACAGTGCCTTGGTGGCGCAGGCATGGCGGCGTTGATCGCCAGGCCCATCGGCGTCCCGGTACGAGTACACGCCACAGGCGTGGTATCGGTCGACCAGACGGTGATCACGGAGGTGCAGGGACACGTTGAGTTGCCACCATCCGACGCAGCACGAGGTACGTACGCCGGTCTCAAGGCGGCAGTTGGACTCACGCCAGCCGATCTGGTCGAAGCGAGCAGGCAGACCTACTGCCGCGCGGTAGTAGTGCATCTCGTCGCAGTCGGAGGCGAAGGTCGGCACTGAGGTGGTCTCAGGCACTGCGGTGGGTGGGTCGACACGCTCGGCGGGGACGTCGGCGGTGACCGGCACGTTGATGTCTGGTGGCAGGTCGAGCGTGGACGGGATGAACGCAGGAGCAGGGACAGGATGATGTGCATGTAGGGAAGCCTTTCAGCAGGTTGACAAGGGGTATACGCTCGCCAGCAACGCGGACGTGCTGGCGAGCGGTGCTCTTGGGGAACGACAAAGCCCCCACGCACCGACCGAAGCCGATACGTGGGGGCTGTTGCCGATCCAATTATCTGGATAATTGAGCGACGCTCAGAAGGTCAAGCGCTCCATGACGTTGACCAGGTGACGCAGCGAGTCGAAGGTGTCCTGGTCGAAGGTGTTGTCGCACACCTCGTCGAGCAGCACCTTGCAGGCACCAGCGATCGCCTCGATGGCGGGAGACCCCGGCGGAGACCGTTGGCTTGGCCTCCTTCGGGGCGTAGGTGCCCATCATCTTCTTGGTCGGCGCCTTCTTGGTCGGACGCATGGCGTCAGCGAACTTGGCCTCCATCCGGGCAAGAGCGTCGATGCACCGGTTGGTGTAGGCGACAGTGTCACCGCCAAGGAACTCACGCTGACGGCCGACGAAGGCATCGAGGTCCTTGACGACGTCGTGGAGCACGTCGGGGCGCATGAAGTTCTTCTGGCCGAGATGGGTGGCGATGGTGGTGACCATCTCTCGGTCGGTACCTGCGGGCAGGTCGTGGGCAACAGCGCTGAGGTGCTGCTTGATCGTGGCGAGTCCGAGTGGACGTCCTGTGGGCATGATGTTTCTCCTGTGTGTGTTGGTTGATACCCCGGCGGACTTGCCGGAGCAGACGGTGACCGTGCATTGGCTCGGTCGATATGTGGGTTTGGTGGCGCACGCCGCAGCGATTTCGAGGCTGTGATGCCCGTACCTCGTGGATGAGGTGGCACATTGCTGCGTGCTCGGCTGGATCGTGAGCGTCGAATGCATCGGACCAGTCAATTATCTGGATAATTGGGCAAAGCAAAGGCCCGGCTTTCTGATTATCCAGAAAGCCGAGCCTTGCTTACTCACTGCCTATATCTCAGGCTGACTTAGCCTTACCCTTTGCATTGACCTTTGTCCCGATATCCGAGACATTGGAAGGCTTGGGCATTGGGAATGGGCCGTTGTTTGCCTCAACTGCCTTAGCAGCCTCATCCACCATAACGCCGATCAATCGGATATCCTTAGCCGTCATATTGCGGAGCTTAGCGATATCCAAACCACACTGAGAAAGGAGCTTCTCAATTGCCGTGGTTTGCGGCGTGGTTGCCTTCCATCCGGCATTACGGCCAGGCTTATCCTGAAATGCACCGTGCATTCCGAACTTACCAACTGCAATGCGCAATTCCTTACGCTCCTTCACCGTATCGGAAACCGATGAACCACTACCCTTAGCAGGCTTAGTGGCATCATATCCGACCTTATGAGTCTTGATAATGGCGGTGAGATATGGAACCAGTTTCTGCAGGTTCTTGCAATCCTTGCCATCATTCTTAGGATCAGCCTTGAAATTGCTGAGAGCCTGATTCATAAAGGCTTCGCCTCGCAGGCAAACATAATCCTCCTGCAATGCCATTGCCGAACGGCCCCGATATGACTCACCGGTCGCATTCGTGAATCCGAATGCCTTGCAAATGGCGCTGAATTCCGTGCCAAACATATTGGCATTCGGATCACCAATACGGACCTTATAGTAGGTCCAAAGGATGTTTGCGAAATAGCGCTTATCCTTAGCGGTATCGGTAATGAGGCGGAGGAATGATTCCCGCTCATTCTTCTCACCAATTGCCCAAGCCTTATCCATTGCCTTCTGTTGTGCCACAGTAAGCGGCACATATGTGATATCCGGCATTACCCTATCCTTTGTGTTGGTTGTTGCTATTGATTAGTGGCTCTCTTATCAACCCTCCCAATTATTGGGATA